AGGATAATTAGAATTTCTTAATGATATTTTTTCATCATCACCAGCTTTAGGAAAATTAGTCTGTCTTATCTTCATCTTCATTTCTTGTTGTTATGTTATCCTGACTCATAGCACCATAAGGTTCGTATAAAGCCTGGATCTCAAAATTCTGTCTTAAATTTTTCTCAGATTGTAATTGTGCGTAAAGATCTTCAGCGTCCCTTCCGTAATTAGCCTGGACATCTTGTACACTTATTAATCCATTTTTTAATAATAAAACATTTGCGTTTGCTTCTCTTTGTGGATCTATCCAATTAAAACCACGTCCAATAAATCTAACACTTGTAAATTTATCAAATTTAGTCATTGGTAAATTTAAGTTATTATTTGTAATAGCCATTTCTAACCATCTTAAATAAACGGGTTCTAATAAATGCTCCGATAAAAATTTTTGCATAAATTTATAATAATCTCTTGCTTCTAAAACAGATTGTCTAAGGGACGAATAGCTCACTCCTTCTAAATCGTTCGCTAATTCGTTGTATGGTACATTTAATCCACTCGCTATTTGTCTTAAAATACTTTTAACAAAACTTTCAAATTGTGATGTCGGGTGGTCAGGATCAAAAGCTTTAAAGTCAACTCCATTTGGTAAACTTACAAAAGATCCAGCTTCTACGTTCATGTGTTTATCATTACCTACTGAAGCCTCACCATCACCAGTAAAGCCTTCGCCATCGGGCGATGTAAAAAATCCCATCTTACTAGCACTTGTCCTGGACGCGATTAATTCAGCTTCTAAATATCCGTTCAATTGTTTTATTTGAGTTATGATACTTGCTAAAAATGGTACACCTCTTGTTTGATAAGATCTGTCTTGTTTATAAATATGAATAATATTATCGGCTGGTACTCTTTTTGCTGGTGATCCAGTAACATAAGATAAAGAATATTCATAAGGATTTCTTTCAAATAAATAATATGCAACGGGTTTTCTGTTACGATCCATTTCAACGCCCATTTTAACTTCATTACCATTTGGCAAAATCTCATTTTTTTCATCATCAATAAAATCTACATCAATTACATTTAAAGAAAATTTATAATCGTTTTTTGCATTTGGAATAAGTTGAATTAATACTTCACCATCTATACATAAATTTTCTAAAACTAAATGTTGTAAATCTAAAAAAGATAATCTTTGATCGATTGAACAATTTTGTTTCTTTGACCAATCACGCCAGTTTCTTTCTATTTGTGCATTTGCAACAAAGTCAGGCGTTCTATCACTATCTCTAACCTGAGCTTGTAAACGTATTCCCATAGATCCTAAAATATTTGTTTTCATAATATTTAAGTATCTTTTTACATAAGCATTGTTACGCGCTAAATCTCTACATCTATTTCTTAATGTTCTTAAAGAATATCTTAATTCTGAGTCAGCACTTTGACTACTTGCAACAAAGTCATTTCTTAAACGATCAAACAATGCGCCTTCGTATCTTCGCTTTTGTATTTTTTTTCTTTTGAATATATTATCGTACCACGCCATTTTATTTAAAATTTACCAATATGTTTGAACCTGATCCTTGTCCTGATTTGTTTCTTTGTATTCTTATTTCTCTTAGATATTCTGCTTTATAGTAATCTCTAAATTGTATTAATTCAGCAACAGACATCTTAGTTAAAGATCTATTGTTAATAGAATAGTTTGATACATCTGCGTCTGCTTTACCTGATAACAAACTTTCTATTTTATCTAATAAAATTTTTGCGTGAGATCTAAGCTCAGTTGTCGATGTAGTTTCTAAATTTTCTAATATTTGTAGTTTACCTTCATCAATTGTAACTCGATTTGATGAGCTGTCAGTTACAAAAACAATATAAGTATATAATCCTGGTGTAATATTTTGTGTTAAAGTATGCGAAAATGTGAACAAAAAATTGCCATTATTCGCAGTTGCAATAACATCAAAAGATAAATTACCAGCGTCAATCTTCCTGGCTCTAAATTTAGCAGTAAAAGTCGATGGTGGATAATCCACATTAAAATCGCTTCGTTCTACTTTAATTGTATCACCAGCTCGTATTGACTCAGGAAAGTCTTTTAAAGGATTTGTCAGTATATTTGCCATATATCTAATGTTAATTTTTCCATGAGTTTATAAAGTTATTTCTTATAATTGTCTGTTTTCTTGGTCTAGTCTTTTCTTTAGGTATCGGATCTTTTTGTCTTTTTAAATTTTTTTCAATTGCTTTAAAATTTGGTTGTATTCCCATGTAATTTGCATAAGCATAAACCAGGCAATCAAGAGCTTCATTATGCCGTTTGGTTCTCTCATACACTCTAACTGGATTTCCTTGTCGAAATCTTGTTACCACCCTCTCAGATATAAGCTCTGAAAAATAATCTTGGTCTAAAGTGTTAGAGAACTTGACCAAGCCCGCCCGCCTAACTCTATTAAAAATAATATCTTTAGCACTATCAACACCAATTAAAAACAATGGTATTCTAGCTGTATTATTTAAACTTGCTCTTTTAGGAAATATCGCTCGATCACCAGCAACACCTTTAATAGCAAAAATTCTACGACTAAATCGGGACTTACAATAAGCATAAACATTTTGCGTAAAGTGTCCGCCTGAGTCAACACACGCTCCAGCAACTTTTAATCTTGTTCCGTCTTTACGTGTAAACACCTGGTCTAAATCTTTGTCCAGGCTAGACCATAACATCATCGTTGAAGGATCACCCGTAATAACGTGGTGATGTATTACGTGTATTATTTCATTTTTACAATATCCAACATAAGTAATATGAATTGACGTATCTTGAATATCAACACCAGCCGTAATAACTAATACATCGTTTGGTATTGTATCTTTATCAAAATCTTCTCGTAAAGATAACAGCTCACCTTCATTTAAACTATTACCTTTATCTTCCCATACCTGAGCTAAAGATAAATTAATAAATGTTTTTAGTTGGTCAGGAAATTTTTTACAATTTAAAAAGTTTCTTGCCATAACAGATAACCTAGACCAAGAGCTGTACAATTCTGATATGTGAAATCCAGCGACACCTTTAAATTCTTTTGTGTTTTGAAAAAAACCATTTCTAACAGCTTTGTATCTTTTAGCGTCATTCCATAATGAACCACAATGTAAACAAGTATATTGAGCTGAGTCAGGATTATCTTTATCCCATCTAACTTGCTTCCAATCTAAAACTTGATACTCTTTACAATCGGGACATGGTACTTTGTAAAATCTTTTATCAGAATTTTCAAAAGCATTATCTATTCGACACGCTCCCTTTATGGTCGGTGTCGAAACCATTATTGTTTTAGCGTTCCAAAATGTTTGTGATCTTTTAATTGCTAAATTAACTGGATCACCTTCGGCTCCCGCGCTTGCTGGAAACCTGGACACCTCATCTAATAAAACTATTCTTACTGGTCTTGATGATAATGAGCTTGAACTATTTGCACCACATATCGTTAGATGACCACCGCTAAATTTTTTATGTAATATACTATTATCACCATCTTTACTTTTTGGATCACCAAATATTCCATGTAATATTGGATTATCTCTAATCATCGGACTAATCCGATCTTTACTTAATGCTCTTGCCATTTCTAAAGTTGGCATAACATATAATATTGGACTTGGATCGTGAGCTATATAGTACAATAAAATATTTAATAATATTTCTGTTTTACCAACTTGACTTGAACACTCTAATACAACTGATTTAACTTCAGGATCATTAACAGCGTCCATCATCTCTTTTTGATAATAAGCTCGCTCAACATAATATTTACCACTTTCGGCTGACGCCTCAGTTGACAAATATCTATACTTGTTTGCGAACTGGCTTATCGTTAGAGCTTCGGGCGGTTGGAACATTTTCATCGCGCTTAGGCTTAGGTTGTTCAACCGATTGATTGTCTGTATCGATGTTTTCGATGTCATTTGCTTTTGCTAATTCAATCAACGCTTCGTTTATTGATTGTTCTATAATATTCTTGCTAATATTAATGTCTGTTTCATTTGCCAATACTGGAGCAAGTTTACTTGGTATTC